GTCCTGAGTTAATTTGATATACACCATCTATTCCTGAGCCACCATTACCAGTATCACTAGAATTTGCTGTGACAGTTGCTCCATCAGTATCTTTGGCTACAAATGTATATGTGTTTGCAGTAGAGACAGTTACTATTTGATATTCTTGATTTAAAACAGCAGCAGTAATTAATCCACCTAAACTGACTGCTTGAGCAAATGTAACAAAGTCTCCTTCTACTGCTCCATGATCATTATCTGTAGCTGTAATAATAGACGAGCCATTTGTTGCAGCAAATACTACTCCATTGGTAGATGTAGCTCTAATAGGATTTATATCGTAGTACACATCTCCATTAAGAACATATAGTTTTTGATGAGTGCCTAATATTATAAATTGATCTCCATCAATGGCTTTGTATGGATAGAGTTTTCTACAAGTTCCAATAAAACTTCCTGAAGTAAACTTATCCCAACCGCCAATTCTTTCAGGTTTGCCTTTGCGAAACCTTACTTTGTCTGCATCAAACCAGCCATACTCATTACTATAGTTAGTACCTTCTTTGTTAATTCCAGGTCTAAAAATATACTTAACTAATGGCATTAGATTTTACTCCAATCTTTTCCTTGAAATAAAAGAGCTTCAGCTTCTCTTCTTCTAACAAGACCTTCTAATACTTTGCCACCTGCTTTATTCCAACGCTTTATCTGATTAGGCACTTCATCCCAATCTTTTTCATTAATTTTAACTAGCATAGTGCTGCTATTAAGATTGCTAGGACCTAAGTTGTATGTCCAAGATGTAAGAGAGTCAAATTGATTTTGTGTTAAGTCAACCTTTACTGCATCATTTACATATCCACCATATTCGTGTAACTCTTCTTCTAGCCAAGCATCAGCTTGTTCTTGTGTGCAAGTATCACCAGCCTTTACTAATTTAGTTCTTCCATAAGCTATCGTTAATACATTTACAGCATCGTAGTATGCCTCTAGCTCACAGCCTTCAAACTTTTTTATAAGCGATATTCCTTCTTGTGATATATTCATTAGTCTTTATCAGGTGTATTTGAAGCACCAAAATAAAAAGAGATAACAGCACTTGCCAAACCTCCTAAGTAACCTAAGACTAAGTTAATAAGAGCTTCAGAGTTTTGTTCTGGTGGCTGTAAAGTAACTAAAAATATATAACCCATAAACCCACCAACAACAGCAATACCCATAATTCTAGCTGTCCAATCTTTACTAAACTTACCTCTAGCATCTTGTTTATCTGCTACTTCTAACTTAAACACATCTACTTCAAGCTCTTTCATTTGCAATTCAAAACTTTGTTCTGCTTTTTTAAGCTCTAGCATTTGTTCTGGAGTAGCTGATTGAATAGCTTTATTGATAGATTTTGGGTCTGATTGACATCCAAGTACACCAGCTATAACAGATGCTGCTTGACCGCCTAGTGGTCCGCCTAAAGCTGAACCAAGTGTAGGAGCTAAAGCACCTACAACATTTTTAATTAAACTAAATTTCATATGATTATCCGTTTAAAGGATTGTCATCCTTATTTTCTAATTTGTTAATTGCTTTGTCTAAACCTTGTAGGTCAGCTTTGATAGTAGCTATATCTGTTTTAATTTCTGTTACATCAGGCACTTCTACACTATCTATTTCTTTTTCTAAAAACTTAACCGATGTTTCTATAGATGCAAAGCGTTCTTCAATAAGTTGTTGAGCTGATTCGGTATCACCTATGCCACCTATTTGAGCTTCAAGATTATCAATTCTATTGACATAAGTTGCTCCTGTATAACCAAATCCAGCAAGAGTAGTAACTATTCCAGCAAGAGCAATAAGTTGTGTTGTTTTATTTTCAAACCAATTCATGATTATCTCCACATATTAGGTTGGTCATTTATCATCTGACTCAAACCTGTTAAATTACTATTTACCAGTCCATAAAAAGCACTGGTATTATCATCTAGTGTAGCAGAAGTATATATATCAGAGCTACTATACCAAGTCGGTGCATCAGGTACGCTTGTTTGTGAGTAGTTATTAAAATCAGGAACATAACCTATTAATGCTATAAGTTTAGATTCATCTCCGTACTTACCTGTTTCTTGTTGTTCTTCTTCAATTTCTTCTTGCTGTGCTTCTATATTTGCAGCAATAATTTTATCTGCTATTTGATCAGCTTCTGATGCTGTCATTGTTCCAGAAGATGCTGTATCAATCTCTCCCTGTACATTTTGCACTTGCACATCAGCTACAACCATAGAAGCTGCATTATCAAATGTAGGCAAAGGAGTTATAGACATAGACATATTACTAGAACTTCCTACATCACTTCCCAAAGATAAAACTTGGTTTGTTTGTTGTGTTGCACTTGCAAACTGATCTGATGCACTAGGACTGCTAGAAGTGCTTATACCACCACTAGATGCTGTAGAGCTTCTTGTTGATGTATTTCCTGAAGATGAGTAACTAGATGTACTATTTGATTGAGAGCCACCAGAAGCCTGTGAGTAACTGTTAGATGCTGTTTGTACTCCTGCTCTGACTACATTAAGAGCTACAGTCATTAATCTATTTTTGCCTGTAGGAGTATCAGATTCTACTGCTGCAAATTCTTCAGTAACTTCTTCTAATGTTTCTTCTCTAGCTTCTTCTTCTCTTTCGGCAATTCTTTCTTCTTCCATAATTTCTTGGCGTTCTTCTATTTCTTCAAAGATTTCTTCTACAGCTTCTTCTTCAAATATTTCTTCAAGAAATTCTTCTTCAGGTTCATCTTCTAAAACAAACTCTTCTTCTGGTCTTTCTTCAAATCGTTCATTGGTTTCTTCTTCAAACCATTCTTCTAATTCATCTATGTTATTAAATTCAATAAATGTTTCAGGTTCACTGTAATCTTCTACTAAAAATGTTTCTTGAAACAAAAACTCATCTAACAGAATTTCATCTTGGTGTTGAAAGTTATCTTCATGATGTGGTCCAAATTCATCTATAAAAGGTAAAGGATCAGGCTCATAAAATATAACAATATCTTCTGTTACTGGTTCTGCAAAATAATCATTGGGGTTGTCTCCAAAATCTTCAAAGGGTGGAAACATTTCATCTTCAAATATTTCAATGACTGTAAATTGATCTTCAAAGCCTTGGTTATCATCATGATGTTCTTCAGTAAATATACCAGTAGCAAATTGGTCTTGCTCATCTATAAAACCATAATCAACTTGCTCATCATCAAAAAAAGCTACAGACTCTTCTTGTCTATAACCTTGGCAAAATGGAGCATATTGTGGATCATCAGCACATTGTTGATCATCATAAGCATCCCAATAGTTAGGACATGACTGACTATAAAGATCAGTGATATTACATTGTTGAGTTTGATATGCATCTGCATAACCTGAACAACTAGGATCATTTAGTGCATTGCTACAATCAACACCATTGCCACTGCCTGACCCATATAAAGAACCGCCATTTTCTAGGTTAGTGTTTTTATCAGAGTTATTCCAGTCGTAGTTATAGCAACTAGAACCATTAGTTGTGCCAGTATTACATTCATCGTGATAATAATAAGTGTAAGAATTTTCTTTTTTAGAACCTATCTCACCTATTAGTACATCGTGATTAATTATATCTAATGCACCATAGCGTATGTCAAAAGAGTTGTTGTTCCACAGTATTATTTCGAAGCTGTTGTCTGATGCTCTGTTGTACTCCCTCATGTCGTACCATCCAAAAATCATCTTGCTTGAGTCACCCCAAGACTTCATGCGAGAATCGTTGTCTCTTATTAAGTCTGTCCAGAAAGGATATATGGTGTAAGTATGCTGTCCATTGATAGGGTCAGGAGTATAGTCATTACAATAGCTACCACTAGAACCAAAATGGAGACATCCATTTGTTGCCATTCTCGCTTGGCTAAATGTATTGCCATAAAAAGTAAAATTAAAAGAAAGGTCAATTGCAGGACTAATACCATCATCTACTACCTCGTAGGCTAATTCACCATTAAAGTTGTTAGCATTTGCTTGTAGTTGATATAAGTCTTGATTAGCTTCATAAGTATATTGACTTAATACATTAAGACTAAACAGACACGCTATTGCGTAGAATAAAACTCTTTTTTGCATTGTTTTGTTGTTTTAGTTTTTCGTGTATATATAACTTTAACTGCACCAACAATATCTTTATTAATCTTATCTCTGTTTGGATTAGATTCATATGTACATTGTTTAATATATTCTTCTTCTGCATCTTTTACATCAGGTCTTTTAGATTTATTTTTATCCCATTCTGCCGATGCTTCTTTACCTATCTTGCCTTCATATGGACATGGCGTACCTGCCATTCTCATTGCTTTAAATACTCTTTCGTCTTGGCATAACAAGGCAACTGATGCTACTTTCATACCCATGTCGTACAGATATTTAGACAGTTTTAACCTTTCACAGTTTTGATCTGTAACAGTTTTACCACCTGAAAAACCAAAAATTTGCCCTTGGAAAGCTGCTGATCTTCCTACTGTGCAAAGGTCTTGGCTATAACTCATAATGCTTGGAGCAATAGCTGAAGCAGGTGGTGCTTCGCTTTTAACATTCTGATTAATCGTTTGAGTTGAATTAGATTCATTAATGTTTCGATTAGTGTTATCAGACTTACTATTATTTTCGTTAACATTTTTATTGTCAGTTTTTACATCACTTTGAGATGTAGACTGATTAACATTTGTGTTTTGATTGGTGTTATTTGAAGTGCTGTTGTTTGTATTATTTACATTCTGATTAACAGTAGAATTAACTGTTGAGTTAGATGTAGAGGTATTAACATTATTATTTGTATTAGTATTATTTGAAGTTGAATTAGCTGTAGAAGTATTTACATTCGTATTCAAATTCGTATTTTGATTGGTGTTTGCGTTTGTATTCGTTGAAGTATTGGTGTTTGTAGAAACATTAGTATTAGAATTATTGTTTGTGTTAGTCGCAGTTGAAGTGTTGGTATTCGTATTATTATTTGTATTTGTATTTGTATTAGTAGTTGTAGTTGTATTGACTGTATCTAAACTATTGTTTTCGCAATACTGAGAACCATTGACACAAGCTGTACCAGATTGCTGTGATGATTGAGCAAATGCATTTGCAGAAAATATAATTCCTAAAAATATAATTGACTGGTAAATATTATTTTTCATTTGGGGTAAATACTCCTAGTTCTATAAGTTTGTTTCTATTTACTAAATGTTCTGATTCAATATCATTTTTACTTTGTCCATGATATTCAACAGCTAAATAGTTTTCTATCATAGATACATTAATGTTAATGTCATCTACGATAATTTCCCCTAATACACGACCATACTTGCCTTTAGAATCTTTTAACTTTGATCTTAATACTACTTTAGTGCCATTGTGAATAGCATCACTTAAATACTTTGAAGCTAATTTTCCTCTAGCTTTTTCATCTTTATCTCTTGTTCTTGATTCAGGTGTATCAATGCCGTAAAGACGAACACGACACTTGTGAAGAATAGAAAAACCAAGATCAAGAATAACATCAACAGTATCGCCATCAACCACCCTAGTAACTGTGCAACCATATTCATACATTATCTTTTCTTTCCTTTGTGTAAACCATGTCTAGCGTGTTGTTTGCCTTTAGCAGTAGCTTGTCTTTTTTTTCTGTTAGCTGCCGCAAGTTTACTTCTGCCTTTAGAGGTTGATTTAAGTCTATCTATTTGAGCTTTTGGTGCATAAACTTCACCAGTTTTAGAAGATTTTTTTCCGCTAGGAGTTGTCCATTTTTGTTTAGTCCAACGCTTTAAAGACCTTTGTGATTTTTTTAATGGCATTAATCTTCCTCAATTTGTTCACTATATAAGTTGTTAAATGTTGTTAATGGGTCTAAGTAACTTTCATGACCTTCTGCTGAATGTATGTGTTGTGATGGAGCAAAGTCTGGAGGACCTTCTCCTGTAACCCATAAAGCAGGACTAGTAGCTCTAACTCTATTATTTGGAAGTGCTACTATATTGCCTTTCCATTCACAATCTTCTGTAATATATATAACATGAGATTGTTTATGTTGTGCAGGACAATCAGCAATAGAATTATCAGTATAATCTACAGTAAATAAATATTTGCCTTTATAAAAATTATTATTAATTTTGCATATCCAAGGACTAGAGCTAACTCTATCCATGACAATTACAGAATGATTTCTAGCCTCACAGTCCCAAGGTTGAGCTAAATGATCTTCCATAGGCAATGCCCACTCTGCAACAGGTATATCTGCTACAAGAGCTTGTATAGGCATTCTTGCCCACATTGCACCACCATGTATATTAGATTCATCATCTTCAGCTTCACATCCAGTAAAAACTACTTGAAAACTTAATGACCTATCTGGAATAGTATTTACAGCTATTGCTAATGCGTGTAAGTATTCTCCATGACCATGTTGATGATTAGTAGTAAATTCCTTTCTAACCCAACATTTAAAATGCGGTATATTGCTGATTAAGTAAGACATTACTTATATCCGCCACCTGCTTTTTTATATGCTTTTGCTAACATTTGTGCTTTACGAGCAGACCATTGTCCAGCTCCACCACCTTTGCTTCCTGATTTAATTCGACTAAATATTCTTTTACGCATAGCAGGTTTTGTATAATTACCTGCTTT